AAAATAACAATAGCAGCTAAAGAATTAGCTAAAGATGGTCTTATACCATTAGCAGATGTATCTAGAACATTAAAGAATTTTCTATCTTCAGGTTTGGATATACCAAAAGCTATAGAGTTATTTAAATCTTTTAGAAATGCTGCAGCATTCAATCGTCAAGGACAATTAGATTTAGCATCAGCAATTGCTAGAGCATCAGATGGTTTTAAAAACCGTTTATCTATATTAGTTGATAATGTTGGTCTTACTGAAAATTTAAGTCAAATTGAAAAAAGATTTCAAAAAGAAACTGGTAAATCAACTAAAGCAATGACAGAACAACAAAGATCATTTGTTCTAGCTAATGGTTTGATTAAAAATGCTGGTAGGTTTACAGGAGATTATAATAGATTATTAGCTACTTTTAGTGGTAGATTATCAGAAGTTGGTGGTAGGTGGAAGTTCTTTTTAGCGGCTTTAGGTGATACTGTTACAGAAAGTAAAGTAGCACAAAAGTTTTTAGGTGATTTAGCTGCTATTTTAAAGACAATGGAAGTATTAGTAAAAAGTAATAGTAAATTATTAGGTGATGTATTTGTTAGTTCTTTACTTGTTTTAGCTAATACTGTTGGTATTCTAGCAGTACAATTTTTAAACTTATTTAATGTTTTTAAGAAGATTAAAGACGCAACTTTAGATTTTGGTACTAATAAATTTAAACAAGATTTAGTTCTTGCTGGTAGAGAAGTTGAAAGATTAGAAAATAAAATAAAACAATTACGTGATATACAATCTAAAAAAGATGTTAAATCACCAGGAATAACTAAGGCTATAGAAAGATTTGAAATAAGTAAAGATTTTGAATTACGTGAACAAAAAAGATTAAGTGGTTTATTAGAAAAATCATCAACACCATTTGATCAATTAAGTATTGGTTTAAATGAATTAAATAAAACTATTAAAGATTTAATAGAAAAAACTAGTTTAAAAGGTGCAGGTGTTAAAGGTAAATCATTATTAACTACAGGAGCTACTGCTGTAGATAAAGTAACACCAAAACAAAATCTTTTTGAAGGATTTAGTTTAAAAGGTAAAGCTGCTAAAGGTGTATTAAGTTTACTTAGTGGTACAGGTGAACAAGCAGCTTTAGGTGCATTAGGTCAAATACCAGGATTTGGTCCTGTATTAGCTTTTCTTGCTAGAGGTCCAGAAGAAGTAAGAGCTTTTATTAAAGAATTTATAGAAAGTGTACCAGATATAATACAAGCTATAGTAGAATCATTACCAGTAGTAATTGAAGAATTAGCAGCAGCTATGCCCAGAATAGTAAATGCATTAGCTAAGAGATTTAGTGATCCTAGTTTTATAGCTAGATTAGCTAAAGCTTTTGGTACAGCTATGATAGAAGGTGCTAAGAATTTTACTGAAGAACTTGTAAAAGGTGCTCCTAGATTTATTGAAGAATTAATTAAAAAACTTGGTGAAGCATTTGGTAAGATAGGTACTGGTGGTTTTCTTAGTGGTGGTTCTAGTGGTATAGGTGGTGCATTAAAAAGTTTTACGTTTGCATCAGCTATTGGTGGTGGTGTAGGTGGTGCTGCTAGTGCTGCTGGTTCAGTATTTAAATCATTAGGATTTGCTAAAGGTGGTCAAGTAAAAATACCAGGATTAGCTAATGGTGGTGTAGGTGAAGTACCACAAGGTAATCCTTCTGATGGTTTTTTAGCTAGATTACAAACAGGAGAATTAACTATAACTAGAGATACTAATAGAAAACTAGATGATTTCTTAGATGCACAAGCTGGTACTGGTGGTGCAGAACAAGTAGTAAAAGTTGAAACTACATTAAATGAAAGAACACTTGTAGATACAATTATTAGACTTCAACGTAATGGACAAATATAATGGCAGCTATAGACAATCATAGAATTAGATTTATGAGTAATAACTTGATTAGTCTTACTGTACCTAGTTTTACTTATAGTTCAGAAAAAACAGGATTTGAAGCTAATAATGCTTTAAATAACTTTAGATCAGAGATATGGAAGCCTACAGGACATTTTGAAATAACTTCGTCTAATAATAAAATATATATTAATGATGGTGGTGCTGTAACAATAACATTAACTGCTGCTAGTTATACTACTCCTGATTTACTAGCTACACATATTCAAACACAACTTAATGCATCTAGTTCTAATTGGACTGTATCTTATTCAGCAACTACATATAAATTTACTATATCTAATACAGGATCAGTAACATTAGTTCTTACATCAACTACTAATGCAGCATGGGATACAATAGGATTTACAGGTGCTAGTGATTTAGTAGGTACTAGTTTTACTGCAACAGAACAACGTAATCATACAGAAGAGTTTTTAAAATTTGATTTGGGCTACCAAGCAGAGATAGATTTTCTCGGTGTTATTGGAAGTATTTCCTCAGTTTTTTTGTTATCTTCCTCCGCTACAGTAACACTTGAAGGAAATAATATTGATGATTTTAGTAGTCCACCCTTCTCTGAAACTGTCTCAGTGACGGAGAAGGGCATCTTTAACTTCTTTGATAATAGTTCAGATAACAGATATAGATTTTGGAGATTAAAAATAGAAGATAAATTTAATTTTGGTGGTCCTGAAGGTATAGAAATAGGTAATGTTTATATGGGTTCTTATGAAACATTTACAGCACGTAATGTTGGTAAGTCTTTTCAGATACAAGAATTTGATCCTTCATCTATATCTGAATCTCAATCAGGTGTTATCTTCTTTGATAAAAGAACTAAGTATAGAGTTATGAATTCTTTACCATTTTTTGCATTAGATCAAACTAGTAGAGAAACATTACAAGATGTATTTGAAGATGTTGGTAAGACTACACCATTCTATGTTTCTATTGACCCACAATTAAGGATAAGCACAGATATAGAAGATTTAACAATGTTTGGTGTGTTTACTGATAGTCCTACTTTTAGTCATATAGTTAATGGTTTATTTAGTACAACTCTTAAAATAAGGGAATTAGTCTAATGGCTTTTAATCAATTTAATAAAATTAAAATAGTAAATGTATTTGAGAGTGATGAAACTCTTGAGATGGGTAGAATACAATTATCTGCTAATGGAGAGTTAAAACATATTAGAGCAGAATTACATATACATGGTAATCTATCTGGTGGTGAGAAAGTTAGATGTAAGATAGGTCTTACTAGTGATGATACAGCTCCTTATGCTACTTCAGATTGGGTAGTGTTAACAACATTTGATACTTCAGATGGTACTGATGATTTTATTGGTTGGTTAAGATTTGATTTTGATCGAGAAAATGTTAATAGTAATGAAAATTATTATGTATGGATTGAATCTGATAGTTATACTAGAAATGCAGATACTTTTTATATAGCAATGGTTTTAGACCATCCTTATGCTACATATTCATCTGTTGATAGTCCAGCATTAACAACATTTGGTATGCAAGTATTTACCTTTGTAGAGAGTTAATAAAATGGCTAATGAGTTTTCTACACGCAAAAGTAATCCAGCTAGTAAGAAGTTTAATTTAGTTAGACTACAAGTAGCTAGAGAAGTAGGAGCGAGTTTAGTACTAGATAGTGGTACTACTTATACACATACTTTTCATGTTAATGAAGTAGAAAAAGTTGTAGTAGATGGTACTACTTATACAGAAGTATCGAGTTCACCATCTTCAACACAATATATATTTGATGAATCAACTAAGTTATTAACTATTAATTTAGGAGCAGCGTATTCAGCACAACAAGTTGTAGTATTTTACTTTTTGTTCTATACTAAGGATGAATCTAGAATAGCTCCTGAAACACCAACAGATTCTAGTTCGGCAGATAGAATATGGAGTCCTAGAATACTTAATCCTCCTAAAACTACTGTAGACTTTAAAAACATAACTGATGGTAAATTACAATTCGGATCATCAGCTTTACGATTACATAACCAAGATCATGATTTCGAACAATACCTTACTGATGAAGATTCGTTTGCTAATAAAGAAGTCACCATTTGGACAGCTCTTGATGATGCTGAACATGTACAAATATCTTATAAGGGTAAAATATCCAGACTTACAGTTAGTGAAGAAGTTATTATTGATTTTGACGATAATCTTGCACTTCTTGATCAGACTTTTTTCAGCAATGGTTCTTACCTTTCATCGACTTTTAACTCTTCTAAGTTCAGCACTATGGACCGTTCTAAGGAAAATGAACCTATAAGAAAATTATATTCAGAAGTAACTACATATTCTGTAGTAGAACAAGACGTAACAAAATTATTATATAAATTATCATCAAGTAAAATGTTAGAAGCTGTTTGTACCGATTTCGATGATGAAATTACAACTTCTAATAATAGAGAGTGGGGTACAATACTTTCAGAAGGAGATAATGGTGATCAAACGGATACCGTTCAAGCGGTTAGCAATCCATCAGGGACAGATTACACACTGGTTACGTATTCATCGGGTAAAAAATTTAGAATTGGTGATACCTTACTTATTGATGGTACTCACCGTGTACAAGTGTGGAATGTTGAAGCTAGTGGTGACGCATCCAACACATTTAGATGTACTTATAATGCATCTATTGCTACTTCTCAGTCTATCTCACGTAAAGGAGTATCTGCTGTTGTTATTAGACAAAACGATACAGATTATTACCCATTATATGATAGAGACTATTCCCTTTCGGTTGGGACCAATGATGCCATTTTAATTACATTTGGCAATAATTTTGAAGCAACATTAAGTATGTCAATACTTGATCCTAATGCTGATAAAGTTAAATTTAGAGCATGGGCGGATACAGGTAAAAGCGTTCAACATGGTGATGTTATAGAAGATGTATTATCCACATTAAATTTTGATGTTAATGCTGCATCTATTACTGCAGCTAATGGTACTAGTTTAGATACTAATTTTTATATACCTTATATTAATGATCCGGTATTTCCTACATTTGGTAATGTAATAGAATCTATACTTAGATCAACTTTAGGTTATTTAACTATTAATACTGATCTTGAAATAGAATACGCTTTACTTAATACGCCTAGTCCTGGTGCTACAGATACAAGAGACGATAATGATATACTTAAAGAAACGTCCGAAATTAATATTGACTATAGTTTTTTATATAATTCTATCACTCCTATTAATAGCCATGATATTATTGAACTAGATTATACTAATGTTGGTTTTGAATCTAATAAAGCCACATATCTTCATGAAGTCAAAAGAAATAGAGAGTTTAATCATGTATTAACTAGTCCGGATAGGACACAACAGGTTATTAATTTAATTAGTGAAAGAAAGATACAATACATATATAAGATAAAATCTAAGGATTTAGATAGTATTGTAGGAGATGATTACGAATTATCAGGTATTTCCCTACCCGGAGATGCCAGTTCGAAAGATGTTACAATATTAGAGATTGAGAAACAACCTGAAGAAACTATTATTATATCTTCAGATTTATTAGGATTATAATATGGGTGAAATAAAAACTTTAGAATTTTCTGATGCAACAGCAGTAACAGCACCAACAGATACAACAGATTACATAGCATTAAATAAACGTAATGGTACTACTGCTCCAACAGTTAATGAAGATAGTGATGATGGTTATGCTGTTGGTTCTATATGGTCTGATACCACTAATGGTAAAGATTATATATGTCAAGATGCTACAGTAGGTGCAGCAGTATGGACACAGTTTGCACCAGCATCAGCACCAGCATCAAGTATAGTTTCTAAAACTACAACATATACAGTTACTACTGCTGATGATATTATTGATGCTGATACATCAGGTGGCACATGGACATTAACTCTTTATACTGCTGTTGGTAATGGTGGTAAGAAGATAATAATCAAAAAGACTACTTCAGATTCAAATACTCTAACTGTTGATGGTAATTCTAGTGAAACAATAGAAGGTAGTACTACAGTACCTATTACAGATGAAAATGAATTATTAGAAATAGTATCAGATGGTAGTAATTGGGAAATTATTAATAGAACTAAAAAGATTGTTTATGAAGAATTAGTTGGTACTAGTGGTCCACATACAACAGTGATGCCAGGAGATGATACTATACCTCAAAATACAGAAGGTACAGAAATATTAACAGCAACAATAATTCCTGGTGCTGGTGTATCAGAAGTATTAGTAGAAGTAGTTGGTTCTATTGCTGAAACAACAAATGTTAGTAATACTTTAACTGCTGCATTATATCAAGATTCTACAGCAAATGCAATAGATGCTAAATCATGTGGTCAAAGTGGCGACAATAATGATCAACGTGGTGAATATACAATAAGAACAAAAATAAGTGTAACAGTTGGTACATCAACAACATTTAAATTACGAATAGGTGGTAATAATGGATCAACTCAATTATATGCTAATAGATATTTTACTAATGTTGGTGGTACATTAGGAGCAATAATGGTTACTTCAATGACAATAATAGAACTATAAGGATTTAATTATGCATAAGAATGCTTTAATATTACGTAAAGGTAAACAAATATATTTACAACAATTTTTACATCTAGAAGATAATGATGAACTTATATGTAAATGTGACTTAACAGAAGAAGAACAGGAATATATAGATGCGTTTTATCTTAATATAGATGGTGAATTATGTATAGATGAAGTTATTAAACTACAATGTATACAAAAGTGTGAATTACAAAAACGATTAGATAATATAAGGGATAAACGTAAACAAGTATATCCTTCAATAGAAGATCAACTTGATACTATATATCATGAAGGTTTAGAAGCTTGGAAATCACAAATTAAAGCAGTAAAAGATAAGTATCCTATAAGGTAATATAATGAGTGATAAAATAGATAAGATATACGATAAACTATGCGACATTCATGAAGATATGGGTAATATTAAGTCTAATCAAGAGAATCAAGGTGAAGAGATAGATAGGCTTAGAAGTCTAACAGTTAAAAACTCTTCATTTATATCTAGATTTAAGGGTGCTTTAGGTATATTTAGTAGTGCAGGTTTAATAGCTGGTATTAAGTATATATTCTTTAATGATCAATAATTATTTATCCTTCTTAAGCTTAATTTTATACCATCTAGCCATATTCATACCAGGAGTTACATCCACATCAATCCTATAATTACACATGAGATCAAATATCTTACCCATTATTTTTACCCAATCAAACATATATCATTCCTGTAAGAGTTAACCATAAGTAGCTAATATATAGTAATCAACACAACCTAATAAACCCACAATCAAAACTAATATAACCCTTATATAAACATCCATTCTAAGCTATCTCACGTCCATTCTAAGCCATCCTAAGTACCTACCCTATACCCTACTATGGGTGAGTAATATGGCTTCTTAGAATCGATTTAAACGCTTCATTTCCACTCTATTTCAGGTAAAGTGCTGTAATAACACTGATTACCTCTACCCTTATGTCTTTTTAGTATGTTAGCTTGTATCATATCTCTTACAATAGTACGTGTTCTTTTAGGAGTTAATCCTATTATTCTTGATATCTGTAGTGGTGATTGATATGGTGCATCTTTGATATAATGAAATATCTTAAATCTAATAGGTGATAGTTCTATCTCTTTATTAGTCATAGTATATTCCTTATCTTCTTAATCTTACTTAAATGAAAGTTACAACATTTTCTACTACAATAGTTATTATCACCCATTAATGCTTGGAATGATTTACGCTTAAAGAAGTTACCACATATACACTTGAAATACCAATACTTACTACGCCATTTATCATATCTAAATACGGGTAATATACCATATAGATGTTCTACCTTTTTAAACTCTTTATATGCATCTCTTTTAAATCTTTCAGTTTGGCATTTACTACGTACTTCAGGAGTAAGTAGATTAAGATATAATTGATTATTATAACAATGCTTACATTTAGTAACATTCTTATATAGTAATGCTGATTCATCAGCACATTTAATATGACCACATGAACACTTTACAAACCATTTATATGTATAACTATTATTACTTAACTTTCTATCTGTTCTTCTTTGTTTTCTGAATACTGGTAGGACACCTATATTTTTAGCTGCTAATCTTTCATACGTTTTAGTTAAGTTTTTAACTATTCCCATTTGTTAATATTACCAAGCTAAAGACATTTAATAACATGATTATTGATGTAGTTATAAAAGTAGTTACATAATATTTAGTTTTATTATCTAAACCGCCCATTATAGCAAAATAAATAGATATATTAAGCATTAATACAAAACAAATAAACATATTCATTCTTTATCCTCTAATTTTTTTATTCTCTTACTTATTTTTTTAATCATTCTTATCCTATCATCATAGAAGGTATGCGAAGAAGTTCTTATAAAAGTTTTAATTAATCTAATAGCTCTCTTTAAGTACTCAATCTCTTCTTCTATCTCACATGACATATAGCTGATGCCTCATTACCTGATGTACCCGCTTTTATCATTCTCTCTACACAATTTCTAAAATCCTGTATCTTTAATGGTGGTAATGGTACTAAACTACAGCCACTAATTAAGATCAGTATTATGAATAAGTTGATATTCTTTAATATATTCATTTAATTCCTTTAATTTATTATTTAAAACAATAGTTTTATCTAACATCTTTTTACAACTATCCATCATAACTTTATTAGTAATCTTAGCCCTTTCTAATGGATCAGTTATATTTTCTAATGCTTTGTCTACTTTCTTTTGTAATTGTTTTAATTCTGGGTGCTTTTTTAAATAGGCATCTTTTTCTTTTTCTAATCTAGCTATTTTTTCTTTATCTATTTTATTAGCCATTATCTTCTACCGGATAAAATTGTGTATCATCTAATAAATCTTTATGCGTCTGTGACATTATATTAATATTAACTATAAATACAGTCCAATATTTTACAACTTCAGTTAACCACCATAAAGTATGACCCACTAGCCTATACCTAATACCCACTTCATCTATATATTCTACATTATCTTTTAGATCATCAAATTTAATATGACTAACTGGTACTGTTATTTTAATACCTGTGGGAGATATATAAGTTTTAGTATCACTCATTCAAGTATCTTATCAATTAAATTTAACTTAAGTCCTTCTTCCATATTATAGGTTCTATCATATATTTTAGATTTGTTATACCATTCTTTATAAGGGATACCTATCTTATTTGCTTCAATTCTAGCTAAATTTAGCATATGAATACTAACTGCATTATAATTACTACCACCACCTCTATGAACAAATAATAAACCACCCTTTAAACCAATTCTATTAGTGCAAGTTTGCAATATAGTAAATGCTATACTACCAGCATTAGCAACATAACAATTAATTTCAATACCTTTTCTTTTGATTGTATTCATAAAATTTATCAATCCTAAACCAGTTTGTATATATCCACCATTAGAATCAATTAAAATATTTATTTTTTTTTCTTTAATTTGAAATAAGGATATATTAGAGTCTAATAAATTATAAAAATTATCACCATTAGTGCTTAGAAAATAATCATTAACTGTACTATGCATAGGTGGTAATTTACTAATAATTCTATGTTGTATTTTAGGTTCAATTACATTATAGTAAGTTCTTAATATTCCTGTATATAATGTAGAAGTTATATACAAACAAGCAAATAAATTAATACCAACCAATAAAGGTAATAAAAATAGTTTATTTATTTTGTCTAAATTCATGACCACACTTCCTAAATAAATCTTCATCTTGTAAAAGAGTTCTTTCTTTATATAATACTTTACGCTCTTTATTAATTGTATCATTAACACATTTAATTATTGTATTAGTACATGTTTTTTGTTCTGCTGTTAATTGTTGTGTATTTGGTTGAATACCGCATGTGAACATTAATACGGTAATCATTGCTGGTGTAAACATAATTTTCCTCCGATTAGGTATACTAGCACGTTTTGTGCGTTGCGTCAAATATTATTTTTATTAAGATGTTGAATCGGTAAATATCTCATTTATTTTAAATTCTTCTATTATCTCTATCTTGTCTATTCTTCTCTGTATCACTAAATTATCTTCACTCTGTATTAATACATGACTATTAGGTTTATATGTTTTAGGATGTATTAAATGAAAGAACTTTAAAAAATTACCAATCTTCTCTACTTTAGGTTCATTAAAATTAATATACTCATAATATTTAATCTTCATTTAGTACAACCCCTAATTTAGTTCTAATAGCTACCACTACATCCATAGCATCTTCAACAGCATTATGTGTAACAGTACCATTATTTATATGATTATTTATTTCTGTTAAATTGGGAATATAACCAAACTCTTCAAAATACATACTACCTGGATCAAGTATCCTATGCTTGAATCTATCAATTTTAAACCCATGCATCTTTAACCAAGGGATATCAAAACCTGCTGCATTCTTACCTGCTACAGTTATCCTTTTATCTGGAGATACTTCATCTAGGAATGATTTAAATTCAGCAGCAGCTACATGTGGCGGTACTCCTTCTTTATTACATTCAATCATAAGATCAGCATTCATTTGAAGTGCTATATAACCACCAAATATAGGTTCTGGATTTCTAATCACAATACGTTTAGTCTTTAAATCTTCTAATGGTGTTACTAGATCATCCCATATCATACCTATTTCAAGTATGAAACCTTTATCTGGTGTTAGATTAGTAGTTTCAATATCAAGTGATAAATAAGGTTTATATCCCATTATCTTCTTCCTTTACCGAATCTTGATCGGTTGTTGTTTCTTTCTCTGTTTGCTGTATCAAGGCTTTTAATGCTAACACAACTAACGTCCCTTCTAGTATTAGACACATAATCATGACTCCTACAGTATTCAGCGGCTAAATTACCCACTGACATGGCAAATAATAAACCTTTAATGTGTAATGCTATTAGTACTGTCGTAAACATATATTTCTCTCATGTTTTTGAGTATAGGATTATTTAAATTATCTTTCTCACCATTAGTAGTTATATATCTAGTGAATATATCTACCCATGGGATTTTACCATGTGCTATTGATAGCATCATTTCACACATACAAGAAAATAAAGCACCATTAAACTGTATAAACTTATTTGGATGTATCATCATCGTTCTTAGTCTTAACCACCATAAACACTTCCCTGATGTTTTTCTTTGTGTCCCTAAACAAGTAAATAAGGAAGATAATCCCAATACCCAAGATAGGCAGTAACTCCATTTTTTCTCCTTCATAATTGAATAAAATATAATCTCAGTATGTCTTAACCATCTATTGTTCAAACCTAAAGCATACCTTAACTTTCTATACCAAGGAGAATTATCTTCTAAAGCTTTAGTATTATTCCAGACTACAGTAGGTAAAAACATATAACTTTTATCTTTTAATAGGTAATAAAGAATATATAATCCTGTCATATTATCATGACTAAAATGCACTGAGGGATTATTATTATCTATAGGATTAGGGTCAAACCAAATAATATTATCTACCCTATTTACAATATTTCTTATATTTAATTGATCATCAGCAGTTAAATATCCTTTCTTTATATACTCACTTAACCAATATTCAGTAGTAAATAATACACCATTCTCAGTAGGCTTATCTTTTTCTATTAAAACTAAACCTATACTATCAAAATAACAACTCATAAACTAATCTCACAATAAAAAGTATCATAAATAAACTTAATAAAAAGTACCATATTTGCCATAATACATCACACCAATCATCATCATCATCTTTAAACATTATCCCATCCATAACCATAGTGACATGAATCATCAAATTCATCACCTAATTCATATAGAGCATGTGGTTTATCATGTTCAAACCAATCAAATTCTGTATATTCTGTATCTTCTGGCATCATTTAACCTTTACTAATTCATCCCAATCATACTTACCATTAGCACCAAAAACTTCATCAGCTAAACCATATTTAACAGTTTCTTCAGCAGTAAGATATACATCATGTTTATCCTTCATTGTTTCAATAAGCCAATCATATATATGTAATTTAGTTTTACCCTTCCATTTACCAGACTTATACATAATATCAGCATATATATTAAGCATTCTTTCTTGATTCTTAGTTTCTTCTTCAACTTCAGTTAATAATCTTCTATAACTATTATCATTAAGAGCTAAACAAATCATACCTTCATGAAACATAAATCTAGAAGTTGGTACCATCACACGCTTATCAGCAGCTTGAAAAAATATACTCGACATTGATCTAGCATGTGTCCAATTAACTATTACAACATCATTAGGACATGATTTAATAGCATCATATATAGCCATACCATACATCCAATCACCACCACATGTCATAGAATGAATAACAATAGTTTTATCACTTCTTGATTGGAGTATTTGTATATTCTTTATAAAGGTAGTAGTCATTTTATAGTCTACTCCTGGTTCATCTTCACATTCTTCTATAACAGTACCAAAATTACCATGCAGATAAATATTATTACCTTTTATATCAATACCTAATTCATGTATTTGTGATACCGGATCATCTGTATTATATTGTAATGTTTTAGATAAATTATGTGTATAATCTTCTTTTATATCACTCATTATAATTGCCCTAAATAATACCAACTATTACTTTCTGATTTTTCAATAAAATTATTAGGTAGTGGTGGTAATTTTGATATAACTATTTCTTCAAAATATTTCGACCAATATACAAATTGTGGTTCACGTGGTTTATATTCTATAACTTCTTTAGACTTACTATTTAATATATTCTCTATCTTCTTCATTTGATATCTTCTAAACATCTTCCTAATGAAACCAATACCAAATAAAATAGAACCTACTACACTAACAGCTATAATAACTACAATTAAAGCAAACAATTGAAACTCCATACTACCACCCCAAGGAAAATGAATTAACATCATTAATCAAATCCTTCACATTAACATCAACATAAATATCCATAGTGATATTAACGGATGAATGTCCTAATATTTTACTTAAGTGAACTATATTACCACCGTTCTTAATGTAGTGGGTAGCAAATGTATGTCTGAAGTCATGAAACCTAATGGGTTCTAAACCTAGTTCTTTACAGTCTCTTCTCAAGTAATGATTAGTAAAATTATTAACATCTATATCCCATATCAAATCATGACTACCAGGGATCAAGATAGACTCGATAATCTTCATGCATTCCTTAGTAATAGGTACTTTACGCATTTTCGATGACTTAGTACTACCTATATTATCACCTGATTTCGTACCTCTAACCAGTATGTAAAACTCGCTCTTAGACACGTCTATATGCCTCATAGAAGCGATTTCTCCTAAACGCATACCAGTGTATAGGGCAACTAGATAGAAGGGCTTAAAATGGACGTGAGACCCCTTAAAACGCATAATTTGATGCAGGTCTAAAGGTCTAATTTCTCTTTTATCTCCTTTAATGAATTTTAAACTAGTTAGAGGGTTATCTTCTAGATACTTTAATTCTACTGCTTTATTGATTAATATCTTAAAACAGTTTAGAATCTTATTAATTGTAGAAAAGCCTAAATCCCTGGCTTTAAGATTCATCCTGAAGTCTACCCCATCCTTGTAAGTTAAACTGGTGAGAAGTTTTGTACCAAGCAAGGGGTTAATGTGGTTGAAGCATATAGAGCTATAGCTTCTGATGGTCGAGGATTTGCATTCTAATGCAACTATATTATCTAACCAAAATTGAGTAAATTGATTAATCTTCATTCATTAACCTTTATACAGTTTTCAATCAAATATAATAATGTTTGTTCTACTTCATCTCTATTAACTATTTTACCTGCTTTAAGTAATACTTGAGTAAGTGTCTCAATAGTAATATCTACACCATCAGTATCACGTTTAACTAGTATGTCATGATCATCTTGTATTCTAAGAGCTAAGTCTTTGAGTGTGATATAACCCTTACCAGTTAAGTCATATAGTTTACGGTTACACATGAATTTCTTTATCTTTAATTTCATAATATCCTAAAAAAGAGAAGGGTATAGCTTATAAGTTCACGTAACTTTACTATTCCTAGAATAACGTGGTTTCTAGTCAACCCCTTCTTAAATAATCCCTCACAACACGTAGGAAGCTTCAACAGGATTAAATTATTTCTTCTAATAATTCTTTATTGTTCTTAAGAGTATAGTCTGGAATAATTCCAATGTCAAGAATATTCTCAAATATCTTTAAAGATTTATAAAGTCTTGACACATAATGCATTGGATCATGATCACCAGTATAATTCTCTTCTAATGTAAGAGTACCTTCATTATTTCTGTATAAATATACTTTATCTTCTAAATTAATAATCTTATCTTTACAAGCATTCCTAACATCTAAAGCTATCTTATCTTGATTCTCTAATACAGCCTTAGTAATAGTCTTTTTAACACACCAAGGAGTAATAGGTTCTTCTTTAGTACCTATCTTGAATACTCTCCTAAGATACTTATGGTATAAATGAAACACTTGATCTTGTTTCTTCTTTAAGAATAATCCTAGTATTTCCTTCTTAAACTCCATGCATATCTTCTCTACTTTTTGATCTTTAATAGATGACCCTTTAAATACAAACTTCTTACCATCTTCAGTATATGCATAGTTCTTAGTCTTTAAAACTATTTCTCTTTTAATCCTACCCATATCCTTAGTATCAAATTCCCAATTGATTAAAGGACCAAAATCTTCATGTACTGCTTCTTGTATTTCATCTAATAGTTCTTGACACTCTTCATCAGTAAACTTCTTACCATTAGGTTTACAAAAACTAGTACTATCAGTATCAGCATTTACAATATTAAAGTAATCCTTTTTCTCTGAAGCATCTACAGTATATCTATATTGTACTGTTTGTTCACTATCTAAATAGAATTCACCACCAGTAAATATATCAGTAGCATGATTTAATATATCTCTACCATGTTCTGTTACTTTAGATGCATGATACATACTATTAAAATGTAATCCTGGTGCACCTAAGAAACCATAGAAGCTATTAATAACAATCTTCTGTGCTGATTGTAATGCATCATAGTAAGGATCATCAGTTTCTTTAAATATTTTCTTATTCTTTAATCTTTCATCAGTAAATATATTAATGAAGATCAACATTTGTTTTAATGGGTCTTTTTCAGGACTATATATCTCAAAATGTCTCATAATAGATGGGTAAAGACTAGCAACATCTATCTTAAATACATTATCGTATATTCCAGGTTTACCATAAGAAAATGCACCTTGAAAATTCTCTTTATCATCCGGTGCTGGTATAGAATGACCTTGTGATAAATACGTTCTAATCATTAAATTGTTTATCTGTGAACCTGATGCAGATACTAGTACTTCACCAAATGTCTTAGGTATTGATCTAGTAAGGTAGAAGTAAGCAGGGCACATAAGATCAAATAAAGCTAATGCATCATCGCCATCATCAGTACAGTACTTCTTAATCTTCTCACGTTCTTCAGGTATATGCCAATTCTGACCAATCAATGCAGCATCATAGAATATTCTACCTTTCTTAACTAAACCTTCAACTTCTATGATATGTTTCAATCTAAAGTTTTCATACTTCTTAGGTACTGCGTCATAGTCCATAGCTAAAAACCATGTATCTACTAACTCTCTACCAAATATCTTTAGTTTTGGATATGCTATAGACCTTGAACCATCAAATCTTTTTTGTGAAGGTCTTTTAGGTTCTATAATAGCCGAACCATCTCTACCTAAACGAATACTAGCTTTATACTTAGTTTTCATTACATGGATCATATAAGGTAAATCATAAGTATAAATATTATGTCCACACATAAATGTTGGGTTCATATCTCTTACCCAAGCACTCCAGCAATCAATCATATCTTCTGAATTTTTAAATTCATCTAAACTAAATCTTTTCTTAGTTATTTTACCATTCTTTCTAAGAGTATTAGCTATACAGAATACTTCTGAATCATCATCAAATCTTAAACTAGCAGCTTCTATATCAAAACCTAGTACAGATACATCTTTAGGAGCTAACCCTTTAAACATGGTGAATCCATCTCTAAGTATAGCCATTTCTTTTAAATTATAAGGATACCAATACTGATCACGCTTTTTAAATATTTGTTTAGTTTTCTCTTTAAATTCTTCATGTGAATCAGTTTTCCAAACATGATCAAAGAATAGATCACCTTTTAACTTATCCATGTTGGAATGACCTATAGCTGATAGTATCCAGTAGTCCATAGGATACTCTTCAATTTCTACTTTACCATTTATTTCTTTAAAGAGTATTACATTATCATCTTTAACTTCTACTGATACTATGTGTTCAGTAGAATCATGACCATAAAGTAATTCTTCATTAGTTAACTTCAAATCTCCCTCCGCTAAGAGAAGGTCGGTGTGGTGGGATTTTAACCCACGCTCTCTACTGTTCTGTTTTTATAGCCTAGGCGTAGCGACTTAAACACTTGTCCACACACCGATTCGTTATTTCTTTTTTCTTTCTGGTACTATAAACATATCTAACTCTTTAGATGTTTTATCACCCCAACATTTTTCATGATCAAAATAATCACACTTACCATACTTACCTTCACAAGATACTAGATTATGATTAAATCTTTTATTCTGTATATCCATTATAGCTTGATCAGCAGTACACACAATCATCTCTTGTACTTCATAAGGTATTCTATCTTTTATTAATTGAGTTGTTGCTTCAAAATCTATAGATATATTAAACATACCTTTACATCTCTTACCCTTAACATCTTCAGGACATGTAGCATGTCTAGATTCACAAATAACACCGCACTCTCTGCAAGTTCTAACAGTATTCTTGTTTATCTTCTTATTCATTACAGCATAAGCAGCATATTCTAGTTGTTCAACATAACAATATAGACCTAATTGTGGTGATATTCTAACAGATTCTTCTTTATATTCATATCTACTAGATTTATTATCTAATACATATAAATACTTTTCACCCTTAAACTTTACAATAACATCTATGTAACATAGTAATATATGCCCTTCTTCATTCTTAACCTTAACTTCTTTTTGAACATGAATTACCTTTTCTATTAAAGGATAAATATCTCTATAGTAAGCATTAATCATTAAGTATGCTCTATGTCTACAACAACCCCAATTAACAGCTTGGAAGAACTTCCTTTCAGTAGGCATTAGTTTCTTTAATGCCTCATGTCTAGTTAATCCTTTACCACCATAATCAATAGTACGAGTATACATACCAAACTTTTTATTAATAGCTTCAAACCATTCTAAAGGTTCACGATTAGATTTAAGTTCTGCACTTAATTCAACTAAGTCTTGTAATTCATCATCATCAATAAGATCAAGGTCTAAATCATACTTTTTGTAATCAATCCAGGTGCATGTTTGTAATTTAGTTGGTACATAATGAATGTTCTGATTAGACCATCTTTTATCAAACATATCTAACGCTAGTTCAAGGGCATCTTCTTTTCCGTGATTAATCAACATCATATTTAAGGCATCATCTAAAGCTGAACCAAACAATAATGCTGAACCTACCCATTTAGACCTTAATCTTTTGATATAGTGATTCTGATATTTAAAACCACATTCCTGTAATTTCATATTAGCAGAATGACTTACTTGTATTTTCTTAGTCATCGAATTCATCAGTCACATCTGTACATTGATTTTCATTCTCAAGATTAATAACTATATTATTAAGTACATTATCCGGTGCTTTATCATTAGGATCAAAAATGGAGATAGTACTTAATTCAAATATCTGTTCAAATTTTTCACTATCTTCATCAGTGACTTCAAAAAGTATTCTACCTCTAGGTATAAAAGCTTTACCCTTTTTAGGTTTATATTCTTCAGCCATTGCTATAAATGCACCATTATCACCATCAATAATACTACCTAGATTAGCAAAATCTTTTTCTTTTTCATCTTTCTTTTTACTACCACGTTTCTTTTTTCTAGCCATTATTCCTCTCCTTCACCATTAGTAGCTACTAAATCTACTTCTGATTCATCATTACTTTCTTGATCAATAACTTCAGTATTTTCTTCAACTGAAGCATCACTTCTAGATACTTCTTCTTTAACTTTATTAGCAGCAATCATCTTCTGTTTATCAGCTTCTCTTTGTGCTTGTTTTTCATCAGCTAATCTTTTCTCATTACGAAAACATCTAAAAGCTGAAGTCATTGAAGAATCTTTTAGAAATTGATCACGTATAGCAATTTCATTTTCTAATCTCTCTAAATTCTTAACTCTCTTTTCTTCTTCTGTTAATTCTTTAATCTGTCCTTTTGTCATTTAATCCTCCAAATAGAATTTATTATCAATTATATGTATCTTAGAATGTGGTGTAATAAACTCCAATACACCTATTTCATTCGTTCTAAAATCCACCCCTTTTACGCCTTTTCTTAGATTTTTTATTAGATTTCTTCTCTTCTTCATCATCTCCATTATCTTCTTCTGTTTCATCATTATCTTTCTTTTTATTTCTTCCTCTACCTTTTCCTTTACCACGCTTTTGGAAGCTATCGGTTGAATCATCATCTTCTGATTCTTCTGTATCATCTTCTGGTTCTTCTTCTGTTTCTTTTTTTCCTCTTTTTTTCTTTTTTGTTGTTTTCCCATTACTAGAACCTTTAGAAGATGAATAACCTTTACCTCTACCTACAGCACTTTCACCATCATCATCTTCGTCTTGAATATTTAACAATGATTTAACTAAGTATCTCCTAAAGTATGTAATAGCTGCACCAATCTTTTGTGCATCTTCGAGATCAGGTATCTTTAATGAAGCAGAAATATAAGAACCTTCTTCATCCATTAATATAGCTTCTAAAATATTAACAAAATCTTCAGATAATTCTTTAGCTTCAGGAGGTATAATTAATCTAAAACCATGTTTTTTTAATACAGGTTTAAGCATATCAAGGAGTGCATTCAAATCAGCATAATTACTTTTAAAGTAAGGATTTTCTGCATCTTTCTCTAACTTCTCTACTTCATCTAATACTTTAAATAGATTTGGGTAGAAATCTTCTGTCATTGTTTCGCTACTTTTCATTAATATGCTCCTTTACGCTTACCAGTTTGTTTAGGTTTAGGGTTCATAAGTTTATTTATAGTAGGTAACATTCTTCTATTATGTTCATCAGGATCAAAGAAACATCTATAAGTATAATCAGGTAAATTAACAATCATATTATCACAATTAGCATCATGACCATCTTGACAGCATACAGGACATTGAACATTAAAACTACTACCACTACCATCAACTTCTAAATATTCTTCTACATACCATTGAACTAAATCTTCTCTAACTAAATCGCCATCATGAGTAGTCTTTGTTTTAGCTCTCTTTTTTTTACGCAACTCTGTTCTTCTTTTTGCTGTATTCAACATTCTTACCTTGATAATGTTTGGTGATGTAATCCAATCTTCAAATACTTTATTAGGTATACGTTTATTAAGTTCTAGAAGCTTCTGTTCCACTTCACCCCTAAAACAAAATGGTAAACGTGAGTATCTTACTTGACATTTATTAGCTGAATCACAATTAGTTAACTCTTGTATAAAGTTAAAATATATTAAATACTCTTTATAAGTTAACGCTTGTTCTAAGCTAATAATGTAATGTATACTCTTACCTCCACTATATACTGCACTAGTATACGGTATTTCTAATTCTTTTACAAGCTTTTTCTGTTCTTCAATTGAAATATCATCAAATTCTATCATAATATTACGGTATAAGCCTTTACTATTATCTTTCTTTCTTGACTTTTGATCACCACTAGCTGGATGTAATACAAAGAATACTCCTATATCACTACCAAAACCCGATAGATGATCATAATCCCAATACTGTATAGGACATGATGAAGGATAACCTTTAACTCCATTGTTTATCCAGATACAATCATTTTGATCAAAGATAGTAAATATAAAATCTTTAATAGTTGACATTAAAATGCACCATCTCTTTTCTTTTGTTTCTTAGGAGTATAATCATCCATTTCTTCTACAAACTCAAAATTATCAGTATAACTATCGTAACTAAACTTAGTATATCTTTTATAACCACTATCACCAGAATATCTATACTTTTGTACTTCTAAAATAGTATATTTACCATCTCTAAAAGATTGAACTACATGAGTACATGGCTGAACTGTATTAGACGCATCTTTATTAGATTCACCTGCTAATGCTCCTGGTACACTATACCCCTGTTGAATAAGAACAATTGGTGGATAATCTTTTTCACTAATAACTAAAGGTTTAAACTCTTTTACCATTTCTGGTAGATAATCATAAGCTTTACGTCTATCATTACCTTCAGTCATTGTACAATAAGTAATATTATCAAAGAAAATTATATCAGGTCTAAAATCTTCCATAGCAGCTATTATCAATCCTGGTACTTTATCATAATATTCTAATTCATCTGTATCTTCTAAATCTATAATGTAACAATAATTAAGAACACGTTCTAATATCTCTTCTTCACTCATTTTAGGATATTCTTTTCTAAATGAATCTAATATCTGTTGTTCGATACTAGACTTTAATTCTTCATTAGAAAATATAAGAGACTTTCTTTTAAATCTGATACATTCTTTAACACATTGTCTAACCCATGTAGTCTTACCTACACCAGAACCTGCATTAAAAATAAACAATGAATTAGGGTGTATCTTAACACCCCAATCATCATTAAATATAGATACAGATTTATCTAATTTTTGACGTTGAATTTTAATAGAACTTAATCGTTCTTCAACATCCTTTTTAGAAATGTTAAAAGTCATATTATTTTTTATTAGTTAATTCTAAATCATCTGTAAACTTAACAAAATCATGTGCTGCTTCTAAAGATATTTCTAGAAACTTTTTACGATTATCAGGAGATGAAATTGGTCTACCTTGTGTTGCTAATGAACAAAAAATATGAAATGCACGTTCTTTAATTTCACTTACTCTTTGTGTTAATTTTTGTTTAGCCATTGCTACTTTTTGTTTGGCTATAGCTTCTTCTTGCATTCTTTTAGCTGCTTCATTTAATGTTTTTTCTACTTCTTCTTTAGTTGGTTCATTACTTACTACTTCAGGTTCTTTTGTTTCTTCTTTAGTAGCTGTTTCTTGGTTAGTATCTTCTTTTAAACCTTGATCACTATTATCAACAGTAACTTTTGGTGTACTATCGACCTTAGTTTCTTCTTGTTTATTTGCTACAGGATTAGTTCTTTTTCTGCTCATTATTTCCTCCATAATTAATATCAGTTAATGCCTTACTAATTAAAGCACCTATACTTGGTGCAGATAATTGTATATCGCCATCTACATTTCTTAAAAATTCTATACATTCAGGTAATGAACTATCTCTAAAATGACTATTACCTTCTTGTATCTCAAAACACATTGTTATTAATAGTTCTAATACATCAGCTATTTTAACTATTATACTTTCTATTGATGTATCATAATGTGCTTCGAATTCTTTTACTATATATTCAGGTGCTTTAATTATTTTAGTTAATGCACTTAGTTCTGCTTCCTTCAATACTTCAGGAGTAAAACATTCATACTTATATGGTTTAGGTACATCACCCACTACTGCTTCAGGTAAATCATGATTTAAAGCTCTAATTAATAATCTGTCCCAAAAGATAGTATAACCAGCAGCTTCTAATTCTTTACCTATAACAGTACATAATTGTGCTACCCTAAAAGAATGATCACCAACAGAATAAGGTGAATTAAGAGTTTTACCTAAGAATCTTTGAACATTACATAGCCTACAGCTATATGTATAAAATTTCATTAACTTCCTCCGCTAAGAGATTATTTAGACATTAATTTAACGCCTATAGTAAGTATTGCAGCACCAATCCAGTATAATGCATTAGGTACTTTATGTAAATATATATTTGCTAATCCTAATAAAAAATATATAACAATTAATATTTTAGGCATCCATGATTCAAATTGTTCAATCATTTATTTTCCTAAACATACGATTATCTAATTTATCATATATACCATTATCAAGATAATGAAGTATAAAAGCTATATTACAAGCAACATGCGCTAATACATGCTCACCTGTATCTTTATCATAATCATCACCATTCTTAAAATCTTCTATATGTCTTTCAAGATTACCAACTAGACCATTCAAATCAAGACCTTTCATCCAATTAGCAGTACCATCTTCATTATCTGGATATTTCTTAGATGCTTTTTGTAATACTCTAGCAATATGGTTACTAATAGATGTAGGTACTCTTTGAAGTTCTAACTTACCATCAGACCAACGTAAAGCACCATCTTTTACTTTATTATTATTAGTCTCTCTGTTTTCCGACATTTTCATCATCCTTGACTTTAAAATAGTTTTTACGTTTAGCCCACTTCTTCCTATCTTCTCTAGACATACGTTTCTTATGAAATAATCTAGTAGCTGATCTATTTATAGGAGCTATATCAACAGTACATTCTTTAATATCACACCAATAAGGTTCAGCATATTCTGAAATAATAGTACCAGTATTCTTAGTATCTAATTCACCTGTTAAATTACCTTCTTTATCCTTTAATGGAATATGATGTAATATTGTAAATTTTGGAGTTTGTTTATTTTTTACCATTTTTTCTTATCCTAGTATTAATAATTTCTGGATTGATAGTATTAAATCTAGGTTGTTTAATAGGTATACGTAATATCTTATTCTTAATACTGATAGTATCACCTATCTTTTTATCTTTACATACTTGTACAAAATCATGATGTTTATTTATTTTATTATTTCTCAAAATAATATTTCTCAAAATAATCCTTTGATATAGTCCATTCACCAAATATATTATTTATCAATTGTCTACTACCATTAGGGAATTCTAATAAGCATGTTTGCATCCAAGTACTAGCACCTTCTAGATAACCAATCTTATCAGCATCTAAATAACTACATGTACCTACTCTAAATACATCCCTCCAAATACCAGGAGAGTGACTATGACCAGCATTACATGGACCATAAGCTTTTTCTAAAGCAGGTAAACCGGGACTACGTGAACCATTAAGACCTAAATGACCATGAACACCATTTTCTATTCTACCTGATGGCTTAAAAGAATCAGTTAACTTAAGCCATATAATTTTATCAGCATTATCTATACCAATATACTTTTCAAAAGCCCATTGTATAGCATTCCAACCATCCATTACTTTATCAGCTAATTTAAGAGCTAAATGAAAGTTTTCTGCTTCATCTACAAATCTACAAAATTCTAAATATTGATATAAGAAATGATCATGATTACCATAAATATATACAATTCCTTCTGTATCCCAACTAAGAAGTTCTTCCATTTCTTCAGCACAAGCTATAATTTCATCACTAAGAGATAATAAACCTTGAGAAGCCTTTTTAGCCTTAGTTATACTTTTACCTCTATCATGATAAGAAATAGATGTACCATTAAAGAAATCTTCTACAGATAGATATTTAGGAGATGTAAGATTACATATTTCTTTAAATACACCTTTAGCTACTGGATCAGTTTCAGTAACATGATAATCAGGTAATCTTAATAATACTGGTTTTACTTCATCAATTTTACCAGAAGCATGATACTTTTTGTTAATATCACAGAATGCGCCCGTTTTAGGTTCTGCTTGAATTTGTCTGAAATGAAATACTTTATTATCTTTAACTTCAACTATTATAGCTCCTAGACAATGATCATGTGTTGCTATATATCCTAGTCTTTCAGACATATACCTTTCTGTTCTATATTGTGGTTCTGTTATAGCACCAGTAGTCATTAATGCATGAGTCATTTGTTTATTATTACCTTGAGTAACATGTTCTAGAAATTGTTTAGGTGAAGCTAATATCATACTACCTTCACGTTGAGCTATTCTAGATAATCCTGTTAATGGTAATAATTGTTTTGCTTGTAATTTAATAGTTGAAAGAAATAGATTATCATTTAACTTAAGGTCTTTAAATACTATATTTTCATCTCTTAAACAATCATCTAAACGCCATTTCTTATTAGTATCACTCATTCTAGCAGGATCACTACAAGGTAATATCATAAGTTCTGCATTTCTATCATCACAATAAGTTCTAATAGCTTTATAAAATCCTTTATGGATATCACAACCTGTAACTGCTGTAGTTATAATAAATATATTAGTACTTTTAGCTGTTTTTTTAAGTTCTTTAAATTCTTTAGATGTAAATAATGTTTCATCAAGTATATGTTCAAAGGCTTCTGGATGTTCTTTTCTTAATAATTGTTCAAATTTAACTATACCACCATACCAATCTTGAATACTAAAACCATTCTTAATCTTAGTAAATTCATGTTTAGTTGGCATTCTAGAATTCTTTTTAATAAATAAACAAGTATCTTCTATTAATTTTAATTTAGCTTCTTTATGTTTTTTATCTTTATCCATTGCAGATAAATCATAATCATTTTTATATCTATTAATTGTATTAGATACAGCATTATTAGTTAATAATATATGAAATTTACCATTAAATTTATTTCTTATTTCTGATATAGTAAAATTATTAGCATACCATTCCATTATCCAATCAATTTGTTTTTCTGTGTAATTATGTGCCATTTATTTATTCCCTTTATCACGCATATCAAAAACTATTAATTCATCTCTAACATCTATATGAGTAAACGTATTATATCTACCTATAGTTATATTTAAATCTCTTTGATTCATTATTAAATATTCTTGCACTTCAAATGCTGATACACCTATAACTTGTATATCACAAGCAAAACCATTCAAATGTTGACTATTAATAGCACCACTAATATCTTTATTATATCTAAAACATCTATAAGCAGATGTTATTTTAATACATTCTTTAAAGTAATTTCTTATTACTTGTAAAACCACTAATAATTCTTCTGTAATATAAGTTTGACTGCATTCAAGATAAGCACAATTACAATGAAATTCATTAAGATTGAAATTCTTAGTTAACTGCTTCTTTTCATTTTTATTATAAGTATGTAATAACATAATTTCTTTAAAAGATTGAAAGTAAAATCAACATTACCATAATATATAAAATAGTACAATGAAAAAATGCAAGGTTTAAAGAAAATATTTGCATACCAATATAAATACCAATAGTTAAACGTAATATACCCATTACTTTATTCCTATTATTTTATTTAATCTATCTTTAGTACGTTTATGATCTTTTACTTCATTATTATAATACTTCATTATACGCTGTAATTCATGTTTTAATGCTAAGACTTCCATTGATGTATTATTCTCTGTATCAAATTTAGCACGTTTATCAAAATAAGTGATTTCATAAGTATTAAGTACATTATTAATAACTCTAGAAGTATATAACTTTCTTTTCTTAAAGTTAATTTCTAATATTGTGGTTTGTTTTGGTAGTCTTTTTTTAAACATATACATTATTTAGCTCCTAATGAATCATATTCTTCTAAATCTTCTTCTTCAAAATAATCTTCTGGTTTAATAACTAAACTAATCATTAATTCTTTTTCGCCTTAACTTAAATCATCTCTACAAGCAATAAATAATACTTGTGCTTTATTTGGTTTTAATCTTTTAGTATTCTTTTCCATTTTTTCATCCTTTGTTTTACTTTATTATAATATCGTCTATTCTTTTCAGTACAATAACCAGCATTATAAGCTGATATCATACAATATTCACTACCATATCTTTTATATTGCCATTGTAAATACTTACCAGCTACTAATGCATTATTGTAATGGTTATTCAAGTCTAAATAACTTAATCCAACTTGTACTGCTGCTATTCTTTTAACTTGGCATATACCCTTACTTTTACCATTATCACCAAATCTAGGATTGAAATCACTTTCAGTACTACATAACCCTATTAATAAATAAGGATTAAGACCTATCTTTAATGCTGCTTTTATAATACTAATAATCATATACAATCAAATCTCTTTTTAGATTCATCAGCTAAAAGAAAACCTATTAAAAATGGTAATAAAATTAATCCAAAACTTCCTATTATTATAGTAGTAATAATAAAACTTATTAATCTCATATCACTTCCTTTTTACAATTACTACATACTTTAAAAGCTATAGGATCATGCATACCATTAGGATATACAAAATTAGTCTTTATATTAGGTTTATCACAACACTTACCAGATGGTATATTACTTCTTAATACATCTTTAACTTCTTCACCAACCATTTTATCAAATTCATTTATTAAATCATCTTGTACTAATTCTAATTCTTCATTTTGAAAAGATTGTATCATTCTATCTCTTTTAATAACATATTCAAATGGTTTATTATTAGGTATAATTGCATCTATAATACCCATTTTATTAAACCATAAATTTTGTTGTACTAATATTTTTACTTGATCACCTACTTTAAAGTCTTGTACTAATTCAAATTTATCATTATTTTTAATACTTTTAGAATCAAAATATAAATAATTATTTAATACTTTAATCTCAAATAAACCAACACTAGGATTTAAACATTCAAATATATCACCCTTTTCAAATTCAACAGGACCACAAATAAAACTTTCAATACACTTTATTCTATCACCTATATTAATCTTACTAGGATAAATCATATCATCACCTTATTTACTTCATTAAAGATAAACTTCCAATTTAAGTTAGTTGAATAATCATTAGTATGATATATCCAATCTAAGAATAAATCCAATAACTCAATATAATCCTTGCATTCTTTTACATCTTCTTTGGGTATATTCAAATTGATATACTTAATGATTTTCTTTTCTTCACTAAACATTATTTATCCTTGAAAGAAGTTATTATCTTGTAATACTTGTAAATTATCTTCAATTTCAGTAATTTCATTTAATCTTCTTTCATTAGTTGATTTTCTGGTTCTCGGTTTATTAATTTGTCTATTTAACTCTTTAATAGCTTCTAATAAATCATTTTTAACTTGATGTGGTTTATCTAAACTAGAAGTAGTATTTCTTAAATTAAGATCAAATTTATAATCTAATAATGATTTACATTGATTTTGGTGTTTAACTGTACTTGAACTATAATAAGAACTATTAAATACAGTCAAACCGCTATCTAATTTAGTATAATACAACCACCAACTATAAGACCACGCTTTATTCTCATTAAGATTGATTACATTATTACCATTGTAATTCTTGTAAATATCAGCTTGTTTAAAATACTTTAAACCTTTCATAATTTACTCCTTTATTGTTAAGTCTTTAATACCAAAATATCCTTTATTTAAAATACTATCTTTTATAAACAATTTCTTTTTATCTTTAAACTTATTAAAAGTTGTACCTATAGTATCTTTTAATCTAAAAATTCTATTATCTTCTGTTTCAACCAACATTTTATGTTTATGACAATAAATAATACTTAATATCATTTAATACCCCCAATCAGTTACTACAATTACTTTATGTTGTCTTACTTCTTTTGTCATTAATCTAGGGCATCCAAATATTTGCACACCTAAGCAAAAGAAGAAGATTAATACTATAAAATGTTTAATAGATTGCATTTATACCTCACAAATACTAAAAATATAACCATAAAATTCAATTGTATTTTTATCTTCTATATTACCATTTTCTTCTTTATCATTAAAATATTTAGATATATAATTTAATGCTGCTTCTTCTAAATTATTTCCTTTATTTTCTAATATAGTTTTACCTATAAAATCTTTTTCAAGACAATGTAAAGTAAATTTAAATGTTTTTTGCATTTTAATCTCACTCGTTTTAATGTTTATTTAATCATTTCATTATATATCGCAATGCGAAATAAATCAAGTATTATTTTAATTTATTTGATCATCATTTTATGCTTGACAAATGTTGTGCGATGCATCATAATAAAGATAGATAAACAATTAAATAAAGGAGTTAATCATGCAACAAGTAAAAGAATTTGAGGTTTATTTTAGTTTTCAATCTATAACTGAAGATAGTGCAATAAATGGTAATTTTGCTAGACAAGGATGGGCGCATTTCAATGGATGTAATTTAGAAGAAGATTGTGATTTAGATTTTAATATACCTGTTGGAAAATGGACTAAACCAGAAAAGAGAGTAGTTAAAACTGAAGATGATATTGAATTTACATTAAAAGAATTATTAGATAGAACTATATATTATTATGAATCTAATGTTGAACCAGAAGAACTATCTATTAATGATGATATTGATTGTTATGGTTGTGATCCTGATATAAATTTAACTACAGGTGAAGAAGTATATTATTGCGCTCATATAAAGAGATTAAAATAATCATTAACCTGGGGGGTATAAAATGGTATTAATACGATTAACAAGCGACAATTTCGACAATCAATTATGTACTGTTGATGCATATGTAGCAATTGTACTAACAATGAGTACTGGTGATCATGCAACACATAAGGCTGAAGTAGTGGTGTGTCCTGATTTTAAGAGTCCATATCATGATAGTAATAAAGAGATATTGACAATGGCTGATATCAATGGTGGTGATGAGTTTATTGAATGTGATGAGGATAAAGGTTGGATGGCTGATGCAGCATAATATATTAACTCAATATAGGGGTGCATCCACAGCACCCCATTAAGACACAAATATTTGTCTCATTTTATGAGACTATATAATATACGTACAATATCCGTACCCTTCTAACACTATATTAATGATTATTCAATAATTGGATTAAGTTCATATGAAACACGTGTTCTAAGGTACCTGAGAGGCTGTGTGAGCTGTTCTAATAGGAAATAGGTAGTAAGGTATACCCCCCCTATTCTGACACGCTTAGAATCGATCCTCGACATCCAAAAACAGGTTATCAATAACATAGAGATTATTACAATATAGCAAGTATACAATATACCCATGTAGGTGTAAGTAGTTGTTTTAATAGACCGGGTACCCCACACCTCTAAATGGTTGAAATAAGAAAGTTGTACTCCTTCCCTTATCCACAAGAAAGACATTATAACCTATAACGCACTGCACAACTAATTGAGTATTATTTTACAGAGAAATGTTATGTAATGTTATAATGCAATGCACAAGATTGATAATGCACTAGTTTGGTTCTTTTTGGTTATATTTAATTTATTGGGATCAATATTGAGCTGAATAGATTTGATCTAAAGCAGTATACTGCTTATACAAGCAGTTTTTGACTACTGCTTTTGACTAAGCTACTGCTTCTAACAATTTATTTAATAGCTAAACGTGTTCTGCTTTAGAAGCTACATGAACTGCTTGGGTACTGCTTAAATCTAACTGAGTTTTTATGAACTTATTCTATTTTAACGAAAACCAAATTCGGCGTCAAGTCTAATTTATAAAAAAATCTTGATTTCTAGGAATTTTAAGTATATATTAGTTTAGGGAGATTTTTATGCTTAAGTATAACGAATTAAAATTGTGTAGAAGTTTTCAAAAATGTACAGAATATTATGGTGAAGATATAGATCAATTAAATAAGACATTTTTAACTAATAGATTAAAAAAGGCTAAATACTTTTATATAGTACAATTTGATCAAGGGATTAAAATAGGAATTACTGGTGGAGGTAATAGTAACAGATTAGATGTTTATTTTAAGCCTTGGTGTAAAAACATTAAGAAGGTTTATGTTATTGAAAATTCTAGATTATTCACTTGTTTTAAACAAACAGAGAAGATATTAAAAAAAGAATTTAGTGGTATAACAGAGAGATATTCTTCAGAATTCTTTTATGGTATGACTATATCTAATTATACTATTGATTATATTAAGAATATTCTAATATCAGTTATAGAAGATAAGAATACCAATAACATACCTTATGATAATAAATTTACTAAATAACTAATGACACAATTAATTATTAATATTCCCTAATTTTTAAATAACTTAGAATATCATATTTTTATTGACATGACGCATTGCATCTAAAATAATCTGTGTTATGTCGCAAAAACTGTGGTATAGTATTTATAAGTTATCGGGTTGCTCCGGTAATAAAATAAGTGCACATTTTAGCCTTGGTTTCGACCAGGGCTTTTTTTATGGTAGAGTGTAGATTATGGATATGAATTTTACAATAGCAGATTATGCAGTTATGTTCTTTCTAGCACTAGCTGTTTGGGTAATCTTAATAACTACAGGTAAGAAAAAGTAATGCCTAGAAGTAAGAAAGAGAATCAACCAGATTCAGTAGAAGCAGAACTTGAACGTAACAAGAAGGCTGGTGGTGGTTTTCAGAAAGGTAATAAGTTAGCATCTAAATCTGTAAAAGATTCTGCAAATATAAAAAAAGGAGTCGATAAGGAAATACTTAATAATCCTAAATCTACTGTAGCGGAGGTTTTAGGACAAATGAATCTTAACGCAGCTAATGAGATGGTTAAAGCTGCTAGACGTATTAAAAACCCACTAGATAAGTTTAAAGCCTTCAGAGATATAACTGAGTTTGTTGAAGGTAAGAGAAAGTCAGTCGATATCAAGCTTAATAAAACAGAAGAAAAGTTCATTAACATTACATATAAACCCATGGCTTCCATTGAAGATACACCTAAACGTAAACCTTTAATGAAAGTTGTGGAAGCTGAATATAAAAAATTAAAAAAGGAAATCGATAATGAGATTTCAGAAGAGATACAAGATGAAATTATTAGCAAAAATAAAAGTAAATCTAGAAGCGATGAATCCAAATAATGCCTATAAAGCTAGAGGTATTAGAAAGGGTGGTAGAGTAATGGCTATGATGTATTTATCTAAAGAAGGAAAAGATTATAAAGAATTAATTAAGGCTGAAGCAGAAAAGATAATGAAAGATAAAGAACCTTATGATGGTCCTGTATTAGCTAGATCATATTGGACATTTGGTACCAGAAGAAGAAAAGATTTACCTAATACTGGTAAGCTTGAATATGATTCACTTAATGGTATTGTCTATGATGATGATTCACAAATAGTTACAGAAGAGAAGTATAAAATTTATGATAAAAATAACCCTTCAATTGTTATAGAATTATATGCTATACCAGATTATGAAGATTGGGAATTCTAATGAAAATATCAAAAGAAAGTATTTGTTTAAATATTGCTAACTTATTACCAGCAAGAATAAAATTATGGTGTTTTATTTTAGTTTATGGTGAAGATGGTCTTGGTCCATGTGAAGTTTATAAACAAAAATATGAGTATTTTAATAAAAAACATAAATTAAATATGTAACAGTAGAGGTAGTTATCAATTACGATATGCAAACTAAATTAGTTTTAAAAACTCTCCAAAAGTATCCTGAGTTTAGATTTACTTTAATAGCTTTTAGGACTAAATGGGTAAGACATGATTATAGATGTGAGTGGATTGTAATTAAAGGTCAACCGATAGCAGATAAAGTCATAAGAGATTTAGATTTAGAAGGTTATAGATTTATAGAAGGACATAGGTTAACGTTATGAGTATATTTGGTATAATATGGGGTAGTATTACAGGATTATTTTCTAGTGCTAATGAAATAGTCGATAATGTTCATACTTCTGAAGAAGAGAAACTTCAACTTAGAAATGGATTAGCTACTATACATGCGAGTGTTCAGAAGGAATTCCTTAGTCTAGAAGCTGAAGTAATTAAATTACAACATGAAACAGAAATGGCTGAAATTAAATCTAGTTCATGGTTTAGACAAAATTGGCGACCATGTTGTGCTGTTGGTATAACCATTACTATTATTATATTATCTTTTATGAATATCCCAGTACCAGAACAACTTTCACAATTAGCTAATGTATTCCTTCCAACTTACGCTTTAGCTAGAACAGCAGAAAGTATTGTACCAAAAATGAAGAAGTAGGATTTATGACTGCTAAAACTAAATTAGAAGAATATCACGTAGATTCAACTATAAGAACACTTTATGATAGAAAAGAAAAAGTATATCTAGCTTATGTAGAAGATGATTATGGTCAAATGGTAGCAGCTTCTCATGGTAAAACCCCAAGAGCAGCAGTTAAACAATTAATCAAAGATTGGTTTTAATGGAAGAAACAGTAAATCTATATCCACATCAACACGCTTTTTTATGTTCTGATGCATATGTTACAGCATTAATAGGTGGTATTGGTTCTGGTAAAACATGGAGTGGTGCGCATTTTGTTATTCAACGTATTCAAGAAAATCCTGAGACTATGGGTTTTATAGGAGCTAATACTGTTACTCAATTACAAGATGCAACACTTAAAACTCTCTTTGACGAATTTGAAAGATTCGGTATTAAATATAGTTATAATAGATTATCAGGAATGATAGAGTTACCACAATTCTCTTATAGAGTAGGTGATGCTATAAGACCTGCTAAAATTAAAGCAGCTTCACTTGAAAACTTTAACGCATTGCGTGGTCCTGAATATGGATGGGCATGGTTGGATGAAACTAGAGATACAAAAGAAGAAGCTTTTGATGTTATCCTTGGTAGACTTAGATGTAAAAGATCAAAGAAGATATTAGTTAAGATATCAACATCACCATCAGGTTATAATTGGCTTTATGATAGATTACTTGGTAAGAATAAACTAGACGATGTTGTTGTTATTCATGCTGGTACTAGAGATAATCTTTCTTTACCTAAAAATTATATTAAGTCTCTTGAAAAAAACTATGATGCTAAATTTGCTCAACAGGAATTAGATGGTAAATTTATTAATTTAACTGCTGGTAAGGTCTATCATGCATTTGATCGAGAAATTCATGTTCAAGAGAAAAAACTATATAATTTAAAACCTAAAGCTGGTGTTGATTTTAATATTGAGAAAATGAGTGGTATAGTAGCTGAGATTCAAGGTAGACATGTTCATGTTTATCGAGAATATACTGATTTAGAAAATAGTTATGCTTTAGCTGCTCATATGGATAAAGATTTACATGGTAATTGTGATATAGTACCAGATTCAACAGGTAAGGCACGGAAAACTAGTAGTAAGAAAACGGATCATCAAATACTTAAAGATAGAGGGTTTGATATTGTAAGGTGTCGTAATCCTTTTATTGAAGATCGGTGGAATACTGTAAATAGGCTATTACAGGAGGGGTATTTGACATTTAGTCCTGATTGTGTAAATCTCATAGAAGAATTAGAACGTGCTGATTTAGAACACGCAAGTAAATCTGAAGGAAAATATTACCATATAACTGTTGCATTAGGATATTTATGTTACAAATATTTTCCATTACGTGTTCGATCAGATAGAAAATCAAGTGTAAGGATTTGGTAATGCCTAGTTTAGCAGATACAGAATTTTTAAAAAGAATTAAAGCACATATTGAAAAAAACACACCAAGAATTTTAGATGATCAGGTTATTTTTTCTGTATTAGAAGAAAATATAAGACCACACGTAGTCAATAAATTAAAAAAGGAAATTATAAGTGAAAGGGCTTTAAGGATTTCATGTGAACGTATTCCTCCTATTAATATTTTTAAGCTTGTAAACAAGCGTCTTAGTAAAATCTATTCAGATGCACCTATTCGGAAAACTGAAAAGAAATCCGATCAAGAAATGATACGTTTATATGAATCTAAAGCTCATTTTAATTCTAGAATGGCGGCTTCTAATTCAATGACTAATGCACAGAAAAGATCAGCATTAGAACCTTATTTAGATAAAGGTAAAGTTAAAATAAGAGTTATACCAGCTAATCAATTTTTAGTTTATAGTGAAGATAAAATTAATGAACTTAATTTACAAGTTTTTATTAAATTTGTTGGTTCTATTAAAAAAACAGAAAATATTGATAGAGGTAAAACTATAGAAACAACAGTAGGTTTATTTCATTTATATACAGATACAGAATTTTTAATTATGGATGGTAGTGGTACACCTAGATTTGATTTGATGAAAAATAAACAAGGTAAATCATTAAAGTTAAAAAATGGTGTTGGTATTAATCCTTTTGGAAGAATACCTTTTACTTATGTTAACACTTCTGAATATAAGTTATTACCAGTAGCTAATATTGATGATGTTGAATTATCACTTTTGATTTTAGTTCTTCTTACAGATTTAAATTATGCTACTAAGTATCAAGCTCATTCTATGATCTATATGATAAATGTAGATACTAGAAAAATAGATATGAATCCTGATGCAATACTCGATCTTAAATCAGATGGTTTAGATGGTGAAAAGTCAGAAGTAGGTACTGTTAATCCAGAAATTGATATTAAAGGTACTTTAGAATTATTAGCTTCTACTCTTAAATTATATTTAGAATCTAAAGGTTTACAAGTTGATGTTAATTCTTCTATTAAATCTAATAAGGCTACTTCTGGTGTACATGAAGTTATTAAAAATGCTATGTTAGTTGAAGAAAGAAAAGATCAGATTGAATTATTTAAGGAAGTAGAAGAAGATTTATGGGAAATAATAGCATTAAGACATAATGCTTTACGAAATAATGGTAAGTTAAAAGGTGATTTTAAAGAAGGTAGTTTTAGTAAAGATTTTGAAATGTCTATTCATTTTGCTGAACAAAAACCTGTAGTATCCAGAAGAGATAAAGGTTTAATGCTTCAAACTGAAGTAGATGCAGGTCTTACTTCTCTTGAATCAGCTATTAGAGAATTACATCCAGAAAAAGATGATGATGAAATTAAAAGAGAAATAGAACTTATTAAAAAAGAAAAAAAAGAACAACAAACATTAGAAACACAAATTAAATTTAATGATAATAATAAAAAACTTCAAGAAGATAAAAGGAATAAGGTAGGAAGTAATGCCAATTCAACATCACAAAACGAGAATCCGAATAGACGATAGATATGATGCTATACAGCGTTCATCTATTGCATCTGAATTAATTTCAGTTATTAGGATTCGTACTGATAAAGGTCAAGGTGTATCTGGTAATCCTGGTTCACAAGGCACATTTGAAGGCACTAAAAGTTTTCCTGGTTATTCAAAAGATTATATAGAATCTAAGGAATTCAAATTAGCAGGTAAAAGTTCAGCTAAAGTTAATTTAAAATTGAGTAGTTCTATGATGAATAGTCTTAAACTTTTAAATCATGGTCCTGGTTTTATTGATATTGGTTATGAATCTGGTAGTAAAGAAAATGCTAAAGCTGAAGGTAATATAATTGGTAGTTATGGAAGAAATGCTAATGCTTCTAAAGCTAGAAATTTTCTTGGTATAACAGGTAGTGAATTACAAGCAGTTTTGGTTAATTTTCCATTACCTAGAGATAATAGATTACAAGCATTAGCAGCTTTAGGTGTAATTGGTTTATTAACAGAAGATAGTGAAGATAAAGAGTTTTTTCTAGATTTAGATATTAATAATTTAAGAGAAAGTTAAATGGAAGCAGAACAACAACTCAAATTAATAATAGATAGTATTAAACAATCTGTTGATAATTCTTTATCTACTACAAATATGAAAAAATTAGCAGTAGATGCAGCTCAAAATGTTAAAACTAGAACTAGAAAGGGTAAAGGTGTTAATAGTTTGGGTGGTAGTGAAAAACAATTACCTTCATTAGCTGAAAATACAGTTAAAAGACGTGAAAGTCTTAAAAGAAGGAGTAAATTAAACTTTAATACTACCCCTAAAAAGTCTAATTTAACTCGAAGTGGTCAATTAACATCTGATATTATGGGTACTTCTACACATAAAGCCAATGGTCAAGTATTTATTGATTCTGGTAGAAGAAATCAATTTTCAGGTAAAAGTAGTAGTGAAGTAGCAAAAGAAGTAGAAGATATAGGTTTTAAGTTCTTTAATTTTAGTAAACGAGAAGTCTTAAGTATTGTAAAAGATTATGGTTTGATATTATCAAAAGAAATTGTTAGAATCTTAAATAGGATAAAATCTCAGTGAGATTAGGAGAAAAACATGGAAGATAACAAAGAAAATGCCAGTGGCAAAAATTCAGATGCCAGTGGCAATGAAGAAAAAGAGAAAGAGAATAACTCTGTAGCTTATGATACTTATTCTAGAACACTTTCTGAAGCTAAAAAAGAAAAAAGTAAAAGAAGGGAATTAGAACAAGAATTAAATGCTATGAAGGCTAGAGAAGAAGCTGAAAAAAAAGCTAAACTTGAAGAAGAAGGTAAGCATAAAGAACTTAATGCTGAACTTCGAAAAGAAGTAGATACTGAAAAAGAGAAAAATATTAATATGCAAAATCGTATTAATAATAGTTTCAAAATTCAAGCTTTTAAAGATGCTTTACCTAATAAACTAGGAAATGAAGATTTTCTTTCTTTTGTGAAACTTGATAAAATTGAGATAGATGAATCAAATATTGTAAATGCGGAGTCTGTAAAAGTTGAAGTAGATAGATTTATGAGTCAATATCCTCAATTAATTCAAAATGATGGCGATGAATTGCCTGGTGATGGTCCTAAAGATTTAAGTAGTGATTTAATTACTGAAGAACAATGGAAGGCATTACCATTAAAAGAACAAAGAGCACGTATGCAAGAATTCAGAAAAGCTGAAGCAATACGTGATAAACAAAAATCTTAGTGAGGTAACAAAAAATGGACAGTCCAAGTGATGTTGCAAACCAAGTAAAAAAGTTCTGGTCTGATATTTTTGAAAAAGAATTAAGAGAAGATACTCTTTTACCGGGTCTTGTATCAAGAGATTACGAAGGTGAAATTAAACAAAAAGGTGATACAGTATATGTAACACAAGTAAATGCTGCTAGTGGTGAAATTAGAGATATCGGTACTGATTCTGATTCTTTTACACCAGAAGCACTTAGTGTACAACGTATTTCAATTACTGTTAATAAAAGAATAGTAGCGTCTTATGAATTTGAAGATTTAATGGATATTCAAACACAATTAGATAAAGAAAATCCAGAAATTCTAGCATCTCTTAAGTTTGCTGTAGAGAAGCAATTAAATGATTATTTGTATACATTAGTAGCTCCTTCTAGTTCTGCACCTGATCATACTACAGCTAGTGTTACTGATTTTAATCTAGCTCAACTTTCTGCACAAAGAATTTTAGCAGCACAAGCTAAGTGGAATAAACTTAAGCCTTGGTATTGTTTGCTAGACCCTGTTTATTATGGTGATGTTCTTACTGATACCACATTATCTAATGCTGATTTTGGTGGTACTGATGCTCCAATAATTGCAGGTCAAGTTTCTTTACGCAGGATGGGTTTTAATATTCTTGAAGATAATTCAGATGGTATTTTAACTATTTCAAGTGCTGATAGTGCAGATTGTGCTTTATTGTTTCATCCTGACTTCATGCACCTTGTAATGGGTGAACCAAGATTTAAAATATCTGATCTTCATTCTAATAAACAATTTGGTTTTGTACTTTCTGTTGATATGTTAATTGGCGCAGCACTCGGTAACGATGGCGCTAAAAAACATATTACTGTACAAAATAACGCTTAATAAAGGAGGTATAAAATGTCATTAAGTGATAAAAGGACACTTTCTGCTCCTGGTTATAATGCGGAAGAATTAGTTGTAATAGAATATGATTTTGCTGAAGATGGTGGTGCTACTGGTGATTACGATATCATAGAGAATGGAGGTACAGATAATATGCTAATTGAATTAGATCATATTCATGCTGAAACAGCAGTTACATCTGCTGGTGATCCTACATTAGATATTGGTAAAGGTGATGGTGGTACTGAAATTGCTTCAGATATTCTTAAAGCAGAATTAGCAGCAGATTCAATAGTATTACCAGATACAGCAGGTACTAAAATAGTTCTAGCAAATGGAGAAAAATGTGTTTTAGGAATTGAGGTAGCAGCAATAACTGCTGGTAAATTCCACATGACTTTCAAAATACAAAGAGCTAAATTTGATACTTAAACTTAAAATGCCCTTGGTGGAGGGTTTAAAAATATCCACCACCCTTTTATGGATACAAGAATAATATTTTCAGATAATTCAACACTAGAAGATATCACAATTAATGCTAATGATTATCATAGTGGTAGTGATGATATTGCTTTTGTTGCCGCTGATGATAAATTATTTATAGGGTCATATTTACCTTTTAATCATCTCTATATTAAAATGGGTTCTAATGTAAACGCTAATGCTAGTGTTATGACTATTAAATATTGGGATGGTTCTAATTTTAGAGAAGTAGCAGAATTGATAGATGAAACAAAA